GGACTTATCCTCGTTGGGACGATAGCCGCAAAATCGGAGGACGTCGACCAGGATTTTGAAGCAAGGCTTGGGAACGATAATGTCATCCCCATACACCGAGACTTGACCGTATTTGTAACGGGGTCCGAATGTATCAGCGTACCACGCGGTTTCACCCGCAATGTCCGAAGCAGCCTGCGCGAGAGCATAGAAAATCATACTCTCGAGTTCAAACGTGAAGCCATTTCCCATTGAGGAAAATTTCGCAAATTTAAACCACTTACCCTCTTTTAACCCAAGATCACTCCTGAGCGAGTCGAACAATTCGAACCACTTCGGCTCGAATAGCTCCCGTACCAGCTCAATCGCCGTGCAATCACTCGCCATTGTTATGTCCAATGTACACGGCCCGTGAGGACCGTCATCAATGGAACCAGCATAGGCAAGCTCTTGGTTACGCGACTGATCGTTTAAGTTGCACCCGGCATGTAGGAGAGCATCACGAAGAATGCCCCCCACGCCGAGTTGACAGTAAACATTGCCTTGCGGCTCTGATACTATAGAACGGAACGTCTCAAAGTTCTTTGGAACAAAACCGACGGTACCTCCTTTCGCTATCTCAATTATCGAGTCAGCAAGCTGAATCCGGTTCTCAAGAGACATGACACTTAAATTCGGTGTCCGATCCCTTGATAAACATAAACTTTGCGCGATTGCGCTAATCCATGTATCGCTTTGAGCGATAGCCCGTAGATAAAGGAAATAAGCCCCTTCGGTCACACCTTGGTGTGACTTGGCAAACTTGTAGTAGGGAGTCGTAAACGGCCGCTTAATCGCAGCCTCGGGCCCCCCACCACAGCCGCCAGGGCCGTGTCTCGTATACTGGAACAGGTCTTCAGGTTCATACGGTTCCAACCACTTACCTATTTTTCGCCGCGCGAGATGAAATACCTCGTGCACGAGCACCCTTTTCACAAGAGGGCGCTGGGTAAAGTCGAAACGCCGAAAATGAATTAGCCGCTTATTAGTCTGTCGACAGAGCATCTCTGCCTCATCGAACCGACGTTCAGCGGCCTCCCGAGGGTTAATCCCCGGGATCTGCAGACTACATTTTCCAAATAAATTAGCAAGCACCGCACTTTTTAAATACGATGGGACCGTCAAATGCTTCGCAGGAGCGGTCCGAAACTTTGCTTGACGGAGAGTCGTTGCGAGATCGCAACGGTTTACCTCTGTCTCGAGATCAACAACGAGATTGTCAAGGACGCTGGCCACGATGGCCATACGCCCAGAGGCCGAAATACGACTATTCCAGCTGACTTGAACTTCTC